TTCCACCCGGAGGCTGGACATGAGATCGTTGTACTGCTGCGGGTGCAAGATCACGTCATACTCGCCCATGACGCTCTGCAGCTGCAGCGCGAAGATGGCGTCGTAGAACGTGTCCGTGGTGAGGTCCACAGTCGTCGTCCCAACCTGCGTCGAAAAGCCGCTGGAGAGCGCACACGCGAGTTGGTTGAAGCGACCGTTGAACGCCGTCACCATCGCGTTGGTGAGGCCCTCGAGGTCCACGCCGCCCGGGACGGAGTTGCTGATGCGGGCGAGGTCGGTGAGGTCGTAGCGCAGCGCCTGACGCGCCACCACGACCGTCGCGGCCGCGGAGGTAATCGAGGTGTTCGACACGCTCACGCCGTCGCCGGGGGCGCTCATGATGTCGGTCCCGTTGAGGCCGACCACGGGCACCTGGATGCTGTCGCTGCCGGTGCCGTTGACGGAGCCGACGTTGAGGAAGCAGGGGGCGTTGCGGAGGCTACCGGTGTCGGCGAGCTTCATGACGATGGACTGGTACAGGACCGCGGCTACGCGGGCGTTGCCGTCGAGGGCGGCGAAGTCGATGTTGGCCACGTTGGCCTCCTAAGTAGGTTCGAGTTTGCCGCGCCTATCGCTGTTGACGGGAGTTCGGCCCGAGCGCGTGGGAGTGTCCTCCCACGGCTACCTTACGCCGCTCTGTGACAGACTGTCAAGGCGTGCGGATCGCCGCCTGAATCGCGGCCGAGTTCGCTTTGTACTCAGCCGGCGTCAAACGCATGATCGCCTCTGGCGTCCACGTCGTCGTCGCCGGGGGCGTCTGCGTCACGGTCCCGGCGTTGCTCTTCGGGAGCGGTGCCCCCACGGCGGGAGCGGCTGCGGGAGCCGGGGCCTCGGGCAGGTACGCGCGCACCGCCTTCGGTAGGCTGTCCTTGTTGCCGAGCCACTCCGCGAGCGGGGGGCGCCCCTCGCTCGGCAGGCGCGAGTACGCGTGCTGGACGTACTCCATTCCTTCGGAGTCGGTGATCCCCGCGGCCGAGATCTCCCGCTCAATGCGGAGCGCCTCGCGCTCAGCCTTGCTCGCGGCCTTCACCTCGTCGACCTGTGCCCTGTACTTCTCGGCGCTCTCGGCCAGCGGCGTCAACTCGCCGACGCGGCCCTCGAGCTCCTTCACGCGGGCGACGAGCTGCCGGATGCGCGCTGCCGCGCCGCCGTCGCTACCCTCGGTCGTGGTCGTGGTCGTGGTCCCTTCTTCCGTCATTCTTCCTCCTCGCGTGCGGCTTGCACGCGCTCCCATACCGTTAGCTGTCGTCGTGACCATGCCCTGCCGGGCGCACCGCCCCACAGGTCCCACGCGATCCGGCCGGCGCTCGGATAGTCCGGATGCCCTGGCTTCGCGGCTGGCGCCTCGAGGTCCACCGCGTGGCGCGTGAAGTAGTTGACCATGCGCTTGATCGTGTCGATGCTGACCACGTCGCGGTCGGCCAGCTGCGACGCACGGCGCGCACCGACGAGCGTCCCACCTCGCCCGTACTTCTCGCGGTTCGCAAGGCCGCGCTTTGCTACCGCCGCCACCTCGACAGGCGCGCGGAGCTCGAAGCCCATGGCACGTTCGTCGCGGAGGAAGCGGCGATAGACCGCCGGGGCCTCGCGCTTCAGATAGTCGCGCTGGCGATCAGAGAGGAACGGCATCAGGTCGCAACCTCGGCCTCGTCCTCTTCTTCGTCAAGCTCGGCCTCGGCCTCGACCTTCGGGCCGAGCCCCAGATAGCCGCGAGCCTCGCGGAGACTCTCGATCACCGCGGCGATCACCTGGGCATTGGCGCCGTCGAGGTCGAGAGCGGCGAGGGCCTCCTCGGCTGCGTCGAGCTCCTCGCCGACCTCGGACATAGCCTCCGCGTGTGCGGGGGATACGTCGGGTGCGGCCGTCGCCGGTCGTACCTCCAAGTCTCCTTCTTCCGCGGCCGGCGACGCGCTTACCATCCGAGACTCGGCCATCTTCGCCGCGGCGATCTGCTCGAGACGCACGACGGCGTCCTCGTGGGTCAGCGAGCCGAAGAGCCGCAGCGCCTCGACCTTGTCCATGAGGCCGGCCTCCATCATCTCCATGGCGTGTGCGCGCCTGCTGGCGAGCTCCTCGGGCGAGAGAGGGATCTCGCGATAGTGCACCGAATACCCGCCCTCGGGGAACTGCGTGCCCACGGCCCGGTTGTAGAGCGTCGCCGAGATGGAGACGAGGCGCTCGTCCGCGTCGCGGAACTGCATGACGTACTTGCGCTGAGCCGTGCGCTTCCCGTCCTGAGAGAGCGAGATGGCGTAGCCGCTCTTCGCGCTGCCGCTCGTGCGCTGCAGGTCGGTCGGCGCGAGGCCCGCGTCGGTGGCGAGTCGGTGCGCGATCGCCGCGATCGTCGCCTCGATCTTCTCTACGTCGGCGCCTGCCACGAACTGCCCGACCTGCGGCTGCTGCTCCATGGCCGCGTCGAGCATGAGGATGGTCGTCGGGTCGGTCACGACCTCGACCCGCTGCCCACGCGACCCGCCGTCGACCATGTCCGATCCGGCGATACGCACGCCGATCGCGTACCGCTGGGGAAACGATGCGTCGCGAAGCGTGTGCGCGAGGAAGCTGTAATATACGGCGAGGTTGAGACTGCCCTCGTAGAGCTCAACGCCGTTGAACGCGTCGAAGAGGCGATCCCCGTAAAGGCTCGCGTGGTAGAGCACGACCGGCAAGATCGGCGTCCCATCGGCGCGACGGTAGGGGTACGCGTCACCGGAGTACGTGCCGCCGAGGACCTCGAGGGTCACGTCCTCGCCCATGCCCGTGTCCTTCGCGAGGCGCACCGTGTAGGACGGGTTCGCCGGGTCGCGGATGTCGAGCACGTCCCACACCCACACCGCCTCGCCGCGGTGATGACGGAGCCGGATCTCGGCGTAGGCCAGCGGCGTCGTCGGCCGGCTAGGGTCGGCCTCGGCGATCGTCATATCGGGGGACACCGGGCGATAGATCAGACGGCCGTCCTCGACATCGATCCGCATCCACATCTCGCGGAGCGCGATCACCATCGCCTGGAAGCGCGCCATCTGGGGCCACAACCCCGCACGCGCGATCAGGCCATTCGACCCGCAGAGCTCGTCAACAGCCCCGCCGGCCGTGTTGTGGGAAACGTCCGGGGGGGCATCGTAGAGCGTGGCCAGCTCGGTCGCGACGACCTTGAAGGGGTTGCTCGAGATGTCGGGGATCCCCCACGCCTGACGCCGGGTAGACCCGAGCTGCATCTGAAGCCGGTCCTCGAGGAGGCGCTGCCAGCGTCCCTCCATCAGCGCCCGGCGGTGGCGGCTATGCTCCCACCGCGACGCCTCCTCTGGGTTCGTCGGAGACGGCGGCTGCGGCATCTGCGTGTAAGCGTACATGGACCCCCCACTAGCCTAGTCTTATCGTACTCGGTTGGTAAAGTCGCCGGGTGTAAAGCTCGAGGCAGTACCTCAGCGCGTCGATGCTGTGCTTGTGCTCGCTCGCCTCGCGGCCGTCGAACTTCTGCAGGTCGTCAATAAGCCCGCGGCACCGAGGGTTGATCGAGAAGTCGCCGCGGAGCATCGCCGCCGAGAGCACCCGATAGCCCTCGAAGACTGATCCGCGAGGTTTATAGGCCGTGTTGATCCTAAATGGGAGGCTCCCCGTGGGAAGCCGAAGCGCCCGCTCGAACGCGGAGCCGAGCATAGCGTTCGACTTCAGCGACCCGTTCTTCTTTCCGTACACCTTACGGTCGCCGACCCATCTGTCCACGTTCTCCCAACGAAGCCCGCACCGCTTCAGCATCGTAAGGATCGCCGCGGCGTCCTGATCCGGCGTGGTCATGCCGTCGCTCACGACCTGATCGAGGCCCCAGATCTTCGGGTGCCCCTCGCCGCCGTCGCGGACCAGCGCCGTCAGGACGGCGACCTGAGCGCCGGCCTCGGTGCCGTGGTCGATGCCCACGCCGATGAGGGCCTCGCCGACCGGGGCGTCTGCCTTCACGTGCTGCGCCGGGTCGAACATCTTGAACACGCGACCCTCGACCCAGCCGCTGTCCCACTCGCCGTGGATGCGCTGCGCGACTTCTTGCGGGAGGACCTGCGACGTAAGCTTGTCGATGTCGCTCTGCTCGAGGAGCGGGCGCCCACCGATCGGCGTCGTGTTCTCGACCGTCAGCGGGAAGTGCAGGTCCTGCACGACCTGCTCCTCGACAAGGCGCTTCATCCACCCGAGCGGGAGCCCGATCGGCGTGAGCGTGATGGCGATACGCCCACGCTGCCGAAGCACGCGCGCCGCCAGCTCTGACCAGATCTCCTCGGGTGGCGGCTCATCGATCAGCACGTAGTCGATGGTCGACCCCGCCAGCGCGAGCGCGCCCTGGTTGACTGTGCGGATGCGGAGCACGGATCCATTCTTAAAGCGGACGATCGGCACCTTGCCGCGAAAGCCCTTGCCCGGCGTGTACTCGCAGTCGTCCTCGATCGCGTCCTTCGGGAGTAGCGCCCAGAGCTTGCCCTGGATGGCGAGGCTCTGCTCCCACGACACGACCACGACCCACGCCTCGATTGGCGCCGCCTTGACCAGCGTGTACGGGTGCGACCCGAGACACCGATAGATGCAGTCGGCAAGCCCCGCCCACGTCTTGCCCAGCTGGTTCCCGGCGCGTAGCAAGCGGATCGGATGGTTGCTTGAGAGGAACGCGAGCTGCGGTGGCGTCGGACGGAAGTAGGCCAGCGGGTCAGCGTGGGCCCGACGCGCTAGCGTGTTCGTCGCCGTGGCGAGAGCGGAGAGATTCACGCAGGTCTCACAAGCGAGGCGACCAGCTGCGACACCGACACGCCCTCGACGTCGGCGCGCTCCTGCAACGCCACCCACACGATCTCGGGGAGCCGGATCGTGCGCGGCACCGCGGCCCCCTCGGAGAACTTCCGAGGGCGACCGGCGCCGGGGCGGGGCCCCCCCCGGCTCACCCGAGCAGCTCGCTGTTCATCTGTTCGGCGGCTGCGCGGTTGACATTGGCCGGAAGGACGAGGCCACCGTAGACGTTGCGATAGGCGCCTTCGAGGAAGAGCATGCCGTCCGTTCCGGTGGACACCTTGGCCGCGAGTGCGCGGTCGGTGAAGTGGCTGGCGCCGCGGTAGATGCGGGTCGGGGTGTGGGCGTCGCGGAACCAGATGCTGTAGGTCTTGGTAGCCATTGTGTTTGTCTCCTTCTTCGTCGTGGGCTTCATCGCCCCCCGACATGAATAGATTAGCGCACCGCTATTCTAGTAGCAAGGAGATTAGCGCACTTTTTTTCAAGCAGTCTCAACGAGGCGCACCGGGGGCGCACCGCGCCGGATGCCGATGGCATCCTCGAGGCGCTCGAGGTGCTGAGCCGGGAGCGACGCGATCGCTTGCACCATGATGGCGAGGAGCTGCTCGTCGCTCATCGTGTCGTCGGGAGCCGACGCCTTCGCGAGCGCGAGGTCGAGCTCGTCACGCGTCTGCAGGGCCAGCCGCTTTGCGCTGACCGCGGCCTGCCACGACCGCGCCTCCTCAGCCTTCGTGACCATGCCCTCGGCCTGCCGCAGCGCCTCGCGCAGGTACTCCACGCGCTCTTGCGTGTCGGGCAGCTTGCCGTAGTTGGCTGCGCGGTCCCTCGGCTTGCGGCGTTCGATGGCCATTTGGCCCCCTAGGTTGCGTTCAAGGTACGGGGAGAGCGAGAGAAAGTCGAGAGCCTAACGGG